TCATTTCGGTCAGCAGGCCGGATTCAAGAATGGCGTGCGCAATATCCTGCTGAATACTTTTGCGGTTATTACACGTCACGGGTTCATTACCCGTATTTAAAACAAAGTCGCCATTCTCAATAAGCAGATCGATATAAAGTAATTCACTCATCCGGCAAGCTCCTGCCACTCGGTTAATTGCTGCGGCGTCATTCCGTTCGCCATATTAATTTCCACCTTATCAATCCGGCGGCTGTTATCCGTGACGGCGCGGCTGTTGCTGTTAATAGTTTTACTCACGCCGCCGGAATCAATACCTTTAAGCTGTCCGCCAGTAGATAAGTTATTTTCCATGACCGGCGGCGTCGGCACGGGTGCACCCAGCTCCGAAATATCAATGCCTGGAATTTTATTCAGCTTTGAAATAATCCAGTTCAGTGAACTCAGCGCCGTCTGCTTTATGCTGTCCCATAAATTGGCGAACAACTTCATAATCCCGGACGCCATGCCGCCTAACGTCGCCGTGACGGAAAACCCGGCCAGCAGCGCGACGAAACTATTCCAGCCGTCTTTGATGGAGGCCCACGCCTTGCCAAACACCCCAGCCACGTATTCAATCGCCGCCGTCACCACCTGAAAGGCTGCGGTATCCATTACCGCCGCTTTCACCGCGTCCCAGTGAGAAATCAGCAGGTAGCAACCCGCACCCAGCAGCGCAATCGCGCCGACGATCAGCAGAATGGGCCAGCTCATAAAGTTAATGGCCGTCCCGGTCAGCATGGCCGCCATGCGTACCGCCAGCAGGACGCCGCGCAGTGTGCGCATGACAGCGGCATAAGCCAGCGTGGCTTTCTGCGCCAGCCACAGCGCCCCGGTGTACAGCTTTGTCACCAGCAGCAGACCGCGCCAGATGGCCGTCAGCCCGACCATCACGAAGCCGCCCACGCCCATCACGATATTGGCCAGCGCACCGGCTCCGGCAAAACTCAGCACCGCCAGCGCAACATAACCAACCACGCGCGCGATGTTCGGGAACATCTGCATCCAGCGCGCAAACGTCTGCCCCATATCCGCCAGGCGGTTCAGCAGCGGATACAGCACCGGGATAAGCGTCATCCCGATCACGCGCCGGATGGCCGTCAGGATTTCAATGAACCTGTCCCACGGCTTCACCATCTTCGCGGCCATTTCCTGCGTGCGCTTCAGCCCGTCGCTCCCGCCCAGCTCGGTAATGTTGCGCTGAAGCGTGCCGACGTTGCCCCACAGCTGCTTGACCACCGCCGAACTGTCACCGAACGCGTCATCAAGCGCCTTCTGCGCCTCCACGTTTCCGGCGATGCTGTCGCCGTATTTGCCCTGTAATTTGGTCAGGATCTCCGGCATAGACAGCATCTGGCCAGCCGAATTTTTAAAGCTCAGCCCCAGCTTTTTGGCACCGTCTTCGGCTCCGGTCAGAAAGCCTTCATACGCGCCGGACGCCTCTGAACCCAGCGTGCGCTGTAGCTCACCCATCACGGCCAGCTGCTCATTCAGCCCGACGCCATAGTTTGTGCCGACGCCGCGCGCGCCTTCCATCAGGTCTTTAACCAGCCCCATTTCCACGCCGAAGCGCTGGCGCATAAACGCCATTTTGTCGGCCAGCTGCTCGGCAAACTGCACCTTGCCCAGCCTGTCCGCTTCTTCCCTGAAGTTGCCAAACATCTGGCCCAGAAACTCCGCCGACTCCGCCGCCGAACTGCCCACCGCCGCCGCCATCAGGTTGGCCACCTGCGTGACTTTGGGCAGCTCGGTGCCGGTAAGTCCGCCAATGGCCGCGTTAATGCTGGACGTTGACTGCACGAACTCCACCGCGCTTTTGCCGTAGGTCATGGCGAAGGTGTTCGCGTCTTTCTCCACCTGCTTCAGCGCTGAACTGTCAATGCCACGCGCTGACTGCTCCTGAAGCGCGTCGTACATTTCAATCGCCGGGCCAAGCGCGCCCTTAATGGCCTGCCCGACGCCCCACAACGCCGCCCCGCCCACGGCAACCCGCTGGAATGAGGCGCGGGATTTATCCGCAAACTCCGTCACGCCTGCCTGCGCCTGTCGCAGCGGCCGCGTCACTTTGTCGATCAGCGCTAACGTAAATTCCAGCTGCCTCATTCGCTTCCCTTAAGTGCCAGCGCGATGCCGTTGGCGACGGCAATGCGCTGGTTTTCCCAGTAACGGTTATCAAGCCACAACGCGGCGGAAAGGCTGTCTAAACTGTCTTCCTCACCGGGAAGCCAGCGACGGCGTAAAATTGAATATTGTTCGAGTCCGTTGGTATCAATATTACGAACCCGCTCGGTTAGTTTTTTACGGTGATTTCCAGTTCCGGCGTATATTCATCCAGAACCTTACCCACAATCTGTAAAGCCGCACCGGGACGCTCCAGCAGCTCTGTTAGCGCTTCCTTTGTTTCCGGCGTTACGATGCGCACCAGAAAGTTATGCGCCGGGGAAACTTTATTTCCCATCGTGATTTCGTTGATATATTTGTTATACGCAGTGACGTTCGGTGAAAAAGAAACGTCTTTACCCGCAATTTTCATTTCAATAAATTTTTCACTCATGGTTCTTTTTCTCTCTTAATATAATTTCATCAACAATCAGATTGTGGCGAGCCGCACAGGCTGAATAAAGTTCAACCCACGTCGTTAATAATTCCGCTGCTGCTCTGCCGTCATTTCCCTGTAATCGTGGAAGATTAACCGGGCATTTAGTTTTTAGATTTTCCTGAAAGGGTACGCTCTGCTTTTTCGCTGGCTTCGTTGTACATGCGGACAAAGTCATCAGACACGCACACGTTAGTAAAAACAGGCTTAACCACTTCAGTGCGTAATCCGTCGGGGATCGCACCTTTTAACTCCTCCAGTTTTACCTCAAGCGCTCTGGCCGATTCGCTGGCCACGCCCTGCAACTCACTGCGCGCCTTATCGGCGGCCAGCCCGGCGGCACGTTCGGCCATCAGTTCCACGCTGTCGCGCTGCCAGTTTGCACTCGTCCAGCCTGCCCAGAACGCCAGCGCGAGACCGGCAATCGCAAACAGAACCTGTCTGGCCATCAGCGCACCCCGTTATGCTCCAGGCTGAAGTGATTGCCGTCCGGGTTCTTTTTAAAGCGCCCGCCCCAGCTGCCGCCCAGCGATTCCCAGTATTCTCCCAGCGCCTGGTAATCCTCGGTGCGGGTTTTGTACTGGCCGTTAACGAAGAGGTTAAAATCCACCGCCAGCCGCTGCGTGTGCAGACTGTTACTGATGCCGCTGCCGTTCTTTGCATTCAGCGCCGCCTGCTCCGGCGTGCGGTAAGCCTCGCCAAACGTCAGGCGCATGCCATTGTCCTGCGCAAAGGTGATCAGCTGCGCAATCAGCGCAGTGAAAAGCTGCTGTTTTTCCGATAGCGTCACTCTTTTGTCTCCCGTTTATCGCCACCTAACCGGCGGCGCAGCCATAATTCACAGAACTGATACCCCAGAATCCCCAGCCCTGCGCCCAGCCCGTTGATGGCCACCGGCGAAATATCCGGGAACTGAATCAGCGCCGCACCTGCCGCCGTGGAAATGGCGGAACCGAGGATCACGCGCCCGATTACCAGACGCGGCGTGATTTTTTCATCGCTGGCCAGCACCTTCCCCAGTGCAATCAGCGCCCCCATCACAAGCAGGGTGTATAGGCTTTTTTCGTGCTCCTGCATTACTGCTTCCTTAGCTGATAAGGCTTTCCGTTGCCGACGACTCCAGATACGGCACGCCGTTGATGTTGATGAATTTCGGGCTGGTGACGAAGTACTTCACCTTATGCGTGGTCAGCGCGCCGCCCTTCGGATCAATGTCCAGGATGTTGCTGATAATCAGCTTGCAGCCGAACGCCTCCACCTTGACCTCTTCGCTGCCCACCTTCGCGTAAAACAGGAAATCGACCACATCAATGCCGCGCCATGAACCCGCCGCTCTGGCTTTCGCCGTCAGCTGCTGGAACACCTTGCTGCTGAGTTCAATCTCACCCTCTCCGGCCACGTCACCGGCGGTGAAACCATCCGGCACGCCGCGCGTTGATGCGGCGGCGGTGTTATCCGTGACATCGAGAGAGATTTTTTCAACGTGGAGCATTTCCCCGTCAATATTCACGTCAAACGACTGGCCGCTGATACGCTGGCTCATGCTGCTACCTCGCTTTTGTTGATGCTGGTATCAAGCACCAGTCCCACGGTGATTTCTTTCGGTGATTCAACCGGGCGCATCACGATATAAATTTCCACCTTGCTGGCCGT